AGTGAGAGGCGGGAAAGGGACGTTCAGGGAAGTTGAAGGCGAAGCTGCCAGGATTGGCGAATGGCCTATATTTATTAAAGCCGGCGATGCGGATGGAGACGCCTACTTCGGAGCCTATGACCAGGTATCGGGAACGAGACTCAGCGATCTTCACGACACGAAAACGGAAGCGATTGCAGTAGCGGCATATCGACTCTCCCATTACTCCAGTAATGATTATGAACGCCGCCGGGAGCATTTCAGGCTTCTATATGGGCGTTCCCCTTCCGCTCCGGAGGAAGAAATAGAAATCATCCAGGAACCGTAACCACCAGGGGAGCCAGAGACTTGTGGGGCTTACTCCGAAAGCCTTGCACACAAGGAACGCTCCAATGATCCTATACTGTGCAACATGGACGGTTGTGATACTGGCCATCTGGTCAGCCGCAACCGTCATTAAATAAAAGGACGTCATGGAGGTGATCTTGTGTGGACGACTCTTTCGGATTTGGTTCTCTTGGTAGCGGCCGGAGCGGCGGTATGGCTTGCCATTCATGAAGTAGTGACGATGAGGAGGCGGATGAAGCAATGATGTGGTATGAACACTTGCTGGGTATTTTTGGCGGTGTGTTGGTGTGGGCTGATGGTCTTGGGATTGCCTGCGGTAGCCGCCTGTATGGTGTCAAATATGATCTCCCAGTAGGAGGAGACTCAAAGGGGGCGAGCGAAATGTGGAAAAACATTATAGCGGGAGTCTCCCTGCTGGGGGCGGCTGTCTTTTGCTTCGCTGCGTGTTGGGCGAACTATGAGGAACATAAGGAGCGCAAGCGTACAAAGGTGAAAGGGCTGATCGATAAGGAGTGAGATGGCACGAGTATTGAATTGCGACATGGAGCTTGATACGATAATATGTGGCGACAATCTGGACGTAATGGCGGGGATGCCAGATGAGTGCGTTGACCTGGTGTTGACAGACCCGCCGTATGGGAAAAAAGCAGATAAAGGAACGAATGGCTTCGGGAACGCTTCGAACAATAACTATATTGATGATTGGGATAATCAACGTGTGTCTGAAGAATCCTTTAGAGAATTGTTCAGAATATCAAAGAACCAAATCATATTCGGAGCGAATTACTATTTTGATTATCTCCCACCGACAAATTGTTTTATTGTATGGGATAAGATCGGGGGGTACTCTTTTAGCAATCCTTTCGCAGATGTAGAGTTACTTTGGACATCATTTTCGAGTGTGGCTAAAAAATATGAATATGTACAACAAGGGTTTGTCAGAAAAAGCAAAGATGTGATAGTACACCCAACTCAAAAGCCTGTTGGTTTGGTGGAGTTAATATTGAGGGATTTTTCGTGTCCGGGTTCTACTGTCTGCGACCCCTTCATGGGATCAGGAAGCACAGCTATCGCCTGCATACGCACCAAATGCCACTACATCGGCATAGAGCTAGAACAGAAGTACGTGGACATAGCCAGAGAGCGCATACGCCAGGAACAGGCGCAACTCAAGCTGTTCTAATGCGCCAGGGACGTTACACACAAAGGAGATATAATGAGTGAAAATGCAGAACTAAAAGCGATACTAGACTATGTAAATGTGTACGCAGGAAGGCGCGGAAAATTCTACCAGGATCTTCACGGGATACAATACTCGGAGGATTATTCTGGCCTGGGGATGTCGGTAAGCATATCGGAAGTTGCGCTAAGACAACTGTACGCCACGCATCTCAGAATTGGTCAGTTGTCGATAGATTGCAGGACGGAGGCAGATTGTCGGGTTGCGTGGGTACAGGAACACCTTGAAGATCCTTTGCTCAGAAAACACCTCAATGCGGTGGAGAAAGGCAGAAAACTCGATAGTGAGGAAAAATCTTCTTGACTATGCGCCAGCGTAGGAGGAGGTGAGAACAGTGGTTACAGTCGAAGAATTCAACGAGAATCATAGAAGGTTTGTGGAAAGCTACCAACGACTTATGTGCAAAAATGCTGGTATACCTGAACGCATATTAACCGTTGAACCGCCAAAGTGCAAACCCTGCGAGGGCTCCGGGATAGTATACACGCGACTCAGGGGCATGCTAATGCACATGATATGCCCTAAGTGTGGCGGCAGCGGGAGGATTTAATTCTTGACTATGCGCCAGCGACGTGGTACCATAGTCAAGCAATTCAATCGCAGGCAGCCCCCGCATATCTGGAACGGTCCAGACGTGTCGGGGGCTGTCTGTGTATCAGAAAGTCTTTGACTTTTTTTATCAGTTGTGGTATTATAAGATCATAACTTAGTTTTGTGTACGAGATCAGAGCCGCCTTCCATCTCCCATAGCCGCACAACATGGGCGGCTCCGATCTCGCTTATAGTATAATACAAAGGAAATGAAGCGCATAAAATACACCAGGTTTAGCGGCCAGGTGTAGAGCAAGGGGCGACGGAGGCAGAGATGCCTCTCTCATAGCGTCGCCCCACTCACCCACTATGAGAGGTGGAGAGATGAAAGAGAGCAGGCATTATGCCTTTCTGCCAGAGACTACATTACAGGCAGACGAATTCAAGGCACTCACGACGCACGCGAAACTATTACTATTCTATATGACTTGTAGGCGGTATGGCAGAGATGAATGGTTCACTTATCCATATAAAGATATACGAAATGATACTGGTTATAGGCCTGAGACTATCGCAAAGTGTATCAGGCAGCTTTCAACAAAGGGATTCCTTGAGTATGAGCATGGCGGATTGGAAGCAAACAGCAACAGATATAAACTCAATATGGCATGGATGGAGATATAGGTACACAAAGAACCACGGCAACACAGGATTGGACGCTCTAAAGCGGGGCGGGTTTAATCGTAATTGGGCTTATTTTCGGCGTCGCTGTAAACGTACTGTTTGCGCGGCTTTGAGGATAGGCTTTTTTCGTGTGCGAAATTATCAAGTACTAAAAACAGTACAAGCTTTTTGATGCTTTGTACTATAAAGCGTATTTGGTCTGTACTAAAAACAGTATCTATGATCGGTTTTGGTAGTTAGGAACTGACCGCATAACCTGGGAGCAGATAACCAGATCGGTGAAGGTGGTATGACATGTATGAAGGAATGACAGTTGATGAAATACTGGGCGAGGTAGCAATCGTTGGTGATGCGAGTTTGTCGATGACCACGGAGATACCAGGGCAAAACGGCGAAACGATGTATCTTCCTAAGACGGTTAATTGTAGGTGTATAGTAATTCTTCCAGGAGCGCAAAATGAATGAGACGATACTGAGCATCATAACAGAGAAGCGATCTGAAATCTTTAAGAATTTACCGAAGATAATAGAAAACGCAGCACTCAAACGCGTAGATGACTATCTGGCAAAATTCCGCGAGATGGAGCAAGAGTTGACGTGTCTGATGACACACGCAGAACTAATTTTGCGCGCGGACGTCCAGGAAGCGGTCAAGAACAGAATCAAAGGCGAACCTGACACAATCATATTGTCTGAGGAATTAAACGCGCGGGCTAATGAGATGGCCGAGGCGTTTATTGACAGAGCGGCGGAGTTCTATACTGACCCAGATAAATATCAAGAACTGTAGACTAAACGGTTGCGGAGGAGCGGGGAATGCCAAAAGTTGAGAAAGCCATACACCTTGATGCCTTCAAGCTCTACATGAAAATGGGCGGCATGTCTCAGGAGTTTTTGTCGCAGTTTGTCGTAGACTTTGGCAAAAATGTCAGAACCGCGCAAAGGTGGGAAAAAGACCTTGATTGGGTAGAAAGAGCGAGAGAGCCGATACAAGAAGCAGTCGAGGAACTGGAAGCAGAAAAGAAGTTGGACGCGCAAGAATTGATCTCCGGCTTTCTGGATATGTGCGAAACAGGATTCAATAATATAGAAATCAAGACATCGTACGTTGATGCTGTTTTTGGGACTGCCTACAAGAGAATCCCCAATGCTAAGAACCCAAAGCCAAAGAATCCTATAGTAGTTCAGTCAATAGAAGATATGGATCGCTTGTCTAATATGGAAGTCAGACTAATTAAAGCAAAGATTGATCTGGCAAAGTTGGTGCTATTGTTGGTAGGCCAACCTGATAGCCATACGAAACTTAGCGGCGCGGGTGTCTCATTCAACTTTGGCGACAAGATAACCGAGGATGATATTTAGTGGAAATAGATATGCCGGAAACATGCAACGACCAATTATGGGACTTGGTAAAATGCCACGACCGGTATCTGCTTCCGTATGGCGGCGGCGGTAGTGGCAAGAGTCACGAAGTAGCTCAGAAGATCCTCTTGAGAATCGAGAAAGCAGTATTGCACGGTTATCACGAGGGTTTTTTGTGTCTGCGCAAGACCTCCCCGGCAGTCAAGGCGTCGATATTTCGTCTATTCAAGATATATATAGACCTCTGGGGACTGGAAGGTGTGAAGTCCAACAAAACAGATCTGTCGTATACTTGGCCGGGTGATCAGTTTATATCATGCGGCGGACTTGACGATCCGGAGAAAGTGAAAAGTGTCGAGAGAATAACCGGCGTCTGGATGGAGGAGGCGACACAATTTACATTGAACGACTTTCGACAGCTTGACCTTCGTTTGCGCGGTGAGGATATAGTATCGTATTTCCAGATTATCATGAGTTTTAATCCTATGGATGATGCAAGCTGGATCAATGATGAGTTCTTTGATTCAGAAAAGGCCCCTAAGCTAGAATCATGGAGCAACGGGAATAGTTTTCGTGTGATGAAAACAATCACTATTGAGGAGTTGGACAAAGAAATCGAGATGTATGCGACTGCCATTCATTCCACATGGCGGGATAACAAGTGGGTGGATGACCAGTACGTCGCCATGCTTGCTGCTCTAAAGGACAGCGACCCGGAGAAGTACAGTATATATGACCAGGGGCTATGGACAGCGCTGGCGCAGCGTATATACGTCAACTACGAAGAGATAAGCGAAGACCAATGGCCAGACACCTTTGACGAGGTGTTCTATGGTCTGGATTTCGGATATGTCAGCCCAACAGCTATGCTTATGATAGGCTTGAAGGATGGGGCTGTTTACGAGAAAGAAGTAATCTATGAAGCGGAGCTAAATAATTCAGATAGGATCGCCTTGATGGAGTGGCTGGGGGTTGACAAGAACGATGAAATATTCGCAGACCCATCAGAGCCAGAATTGATAGATGAAATATATGATGCTGGCTTCAATATCCATCCAGCTAATAATTCGGTTGTGCCGGGTATCGACCTGGTAAACAGAACGCGAGTGAAGATACTGACCACCAGCCTCAACCACTTGAAAGAGAAGCGGAGTTACCAGCGCAAGGTTGACAAGAACGGGCATACGAAGGAAGACCCGGTGAAGGAAAACGACCACTTACAAGACGCCGAGAGATACGCGTTATTCTCTCGTTTCCACAAAGAAGACGAGCCAGCGATATGGCTGTTGTGAGGGGGACGTGGTGGAAAACAAATCGACATGCAACACTGATGGCTTTAAGCCGGGCGATATTCTTGTTGTGACTGGCGCGTCTGGCGTCGGCGAAAGAGTTAAAATAAAGCAAGTCTCCGCGAATACCTTGACACTCGCACCTGTACGATGGTATCGCAAACTGTGGCGGCTTACGCGTACAGCCGCCAGCGTGGCGTATTGGTGGTGCAAGGTGCAAAGGAAAAAGCTGAGTGTATGGCGGCTTGAGAGAGGATAGCATGAGCAGAGGTATACTAACAGTCGGTATAGACAATTTGAGGCGAGCATACTGGGATCCACTCTTTGGCGGCATGTTCAGCAAGGCTATACGCTTTGACGGCTCTCACGATGGTATATTGCCTTTCATTAACATGATGACGGGCATCAGTGGGACGGTCTTGGATCCTGATAACCCACTGGCGCAGATCAAGGCGAATAAGCGCAATATACACGGCATGGTGAAGCTGGTCAGTAATTCACTTGCCACTACACCGTTGCGTGTCTACAAGACAAAGGAGCCGGGCGTCAAGAGCAATTTCAAGTATACCAAAGTGCGAGAGGTTCCAGAGTCGCGCATCAAAGAGATGATTAGCAAAGCGACGCCTGGTACACCACTGGCGCAAGCAGAAAGCCTGGAAGAGATAGTGGGTGGCCATCCACTTGTTGGTCTCTTGAGAAACGTCAATAGCGCATGGGATAATTTCGGGTTAAAGTTCGTCACGACCGCCTATATGTCACTAACTGGCGATGCTTATTGGGTGTTGTTGAGGAATAAACTGGGCGTTCCTTCTGCTATCTGGATAGCTCCGTCTGAGTATATGCGGATCAGACCTGATGAAAATACGATGATCAAAGAGTACGTCTATAAACGCGGCTCGAAAGAGGTCGTGTTCCCGCCCGAAGATGTGATTCACTTTAGACTGTACGCTCCGGGAGCGCAGTATCAGTTCCACGGCAGAGGCGACGTAGCCGGGGCAGCTGACGCTTTCAATCTAGCGGAGGCGATACAGCAGTTTGAGCAGAAGATATTCAAGAATGATGCCAATCTAGGCGGCATACTTAGCACTACGGGGCGGACGACAGAAGACCAGCAAAAGAAATTGAGCGAGCAATTTAAGGCAGCATATACTGGGGTAAGAAACGCGGGAAAATGGATGGTAATGGAAAACGTGGAGCCGAAGCCGCTGGGCATGACTCCCAGGGAACTTGACTATGGCGATTCCAGAGAGGGCTTGCAACGTGAGATGTTGCGAAACTTTGGCATACCAGAGGCTATGTGGACGGGACAGAGCAGCACGCGGGCAGGGCTGGAAACGTCATTGGTGCAGTTCGCTCTATTCTCTACGGCGGCATTTTGTACGCTTGAGACAGAGGCATTGAACGCTCAACTGGCTCCGCAGTATTCGGACGATATTATCATCTCATTCGATAACCCGGTATTGGAAGATAAAGCGTTTCAGTTAAAACGTGATGCGATTGATCTCAAGTTCGGGATCAAGACGCCGGACGAACTGCGCGTAAGAGACGGATTAAAACCATTTGGGGGGCTGTCTTCGGAGCCGTGGGTTGATGGCAATAGGATTCCACTAAGCATGGCAGGGCAGCAGAGCGCAGAGGCGTTGTCCGACACGGTGGTTGAGACTATGCGGATGGCCAGGGCTAAAACAAGGGCTGAGGGGGCGTGAGTATGGAATGGTCAAGACGTTTATTCGATAGTCGCTTGTATCTGGATGTGAGCGATCAAGTCAAGCTGACTATTGGCGGTGATGGGGGGCGACATGGGCGAGATAAAGGTGCAGATAGAAGATCTGGGAGACCTAACGGGGCATACATTACTTTTGACATTTCCAAAGGGCGCGACGATGAGCGAGATAACGACCTCGAGGCTGTTGTTTCAGATAGCACAACCGTTATATGTGGTACAGATCCCTCGGTCATGACCCGGCGCGTAAACGAGGAGTTGCTGGCTAAAATCAAGGAGATGGCGGTGAAAGAGTTACGACAGTCCATAGCCGAACTCGAAGAGCGGTTGACTGTGGCTGAGGCTGGGAATGAGCCAGTGGACACCACGACACCCTGTGGCGAGGCTCTCGAATCGCTCTTGCAGAAGCTGGAACACGCAAGACTAGAGCAGAAATGGGTTACGGTCGAATATGCAAATGGTTTTTCGCATACTGGAACCATCGAGGTAATCGCTCCCGACGAAGAAGATGGGCCTGATGGTATCCACTTTGACGACAACTGCTATGTACCTCTTAGCTCAATCACGCATGTTGAAGTCCTCGCGGTTGTGGATGCCCCAGACGAACCAAAGGATGCTCATATTGAAGCAAGCGCAATATGGGACAAGCTGGACGCGGCGATGGAAGCAAGGCGAGAGGTGCAGGTTGAGTTCGATACTAATTATACCAAAGGAACGCTCACGGGCAACGTCAAGAATCTGTATCGCAGCCACGCCACGATTGGCGAGATTGGCGTGTATTTCGCTGACATGACTCGTGTAGACGATGTTAGTGTTCACCACCTGGCCGGGCAGCCAGAGGACGATAACGATGATGGTGAGCCAGCGCCCGCCCCAAAATGGACATACGCTGAGACTGTGACGGGTGGCGGGTGGAGGATATACGAGGATAATCCAGTCCAGGAATATATAGGGGAAGTGAGTACGGAAGAATACGCTCAAGTTATTATTGACGGTCACAATCGGGGGATCGCAGAACAGCCAGACGAGCCGGAGGACATAGCGGCGCAGCGGTGGGTTTGGCGGCCAGTGGGTGCGGGTGAGGGACTCGTCAGAATAGACGAAGATGCCGCGCTCTCCTATGTAGATTCACCAGCGCAAAAGAAGCTACAAGCCGCCGCGCCTGAGTTGGCGGATAAGGCCAGGGCGTTGATAAATAAGTCGCAATCGTATAAGATAGCGGACGCACTCAAAGGCGACTGGATTGACTTGATGGGTTTGCTGGTACACCTGGGCATACCCGGTTTGCAAGCAATGACATTTGTCCCTACGGACAGTAACCTTGACGATATAAACACCAAAACAATGAGTCTATAATGTCACTTAACACCAACAACCTCATAGTCACGATGGCGGCAGAGCTACTCGCAGAAGAAGAGGCGGAGCTTGACGCCGAACTCACTGCTAAGTGGCACATATTCAATAAGCGCGTGGAGAAGACTGAGGAGGCGTTTAAGCCTAAGTTAGTAGAGGCGTTTGAGAAGCAAAAGAAGGCTGTTTTAAGTGCAATGAGAGGCAAGCCTGTGCCAGACACCAGAGAGGCAGGTGCTAAGGTAATAGCGCAGATAGGCGACGAAGTACAGCACAGCGAGGGCATTGGGGTGATTACTGATATATTCCCTGCAACCAATTTTATTCACAGGACTACGATTCTTGAGGTGGCGTGTGAAAGAGTGAGTCTCTTGACCAGTACCAAGCAGGAATTTACCAAGACGATCCATTTATGCGACGCAGTTCTGTTGAAAGCCAGCGAAGAAGCGGAAGCCGCCGCTGAGTCATACGTCAACAGCATATTCAAGTTGGCAGTCTGGATACCGGCTTTCGAGAAGGTAGGACGGCCGTTCATTACACTGGCATACGAAGAAGGTGGACAGGCGGCATTCACGGAGATAGGTATTGAGGCGGCGTTTAACGTCACGAACCCCAGGGCTAAGAGGATACTCAAAGAGCGGGTATTCAAGTTCAGTGACGAGGTGAATCAGACGACTCAACGCAAGCTCAGGAAGACGCTTGCAGAGGGGTTTGATAAAGGCGAGAGCATCACGCAAATATCGCAACGTGTCGCCGACGTGTTCAAGATAGCGAAGGGATCGCGTACAGACATGATCGCGCAAACTGAAATACTTGGCGCGTCGAACCAGGCAACGCACGAAGGCTATATTGAAAGCGAGATCGTGATAACAAAGGTATGGATTGATAGCCGTGATGCAAAAGTCAGAGACACGCACAGGATAGACGGCCAGGAGCGCAAGATGAAAGAGCGGTTTAGTAATGGGCTGCTACACCCACATGATCCAGGTGGGCAGGCGGAAGAGGTTATAAATTGCAGATGCGCCCTGGCAAGCGGAAAGCTCAAGGAGGCGGCATGAAAAGAGCGAGGCTGGAAGTTAGCCCACAATTCTGGGCGTGCTTGGTAACGCAAGACGAAATGCACGTCAAGATCGAGAACGCATTGCCGGAAGACGCTAAGTACATAGAGACTCGATGGGATTTTGATAGAGGGTTATTGTATATGACATTTGAGAGCGAAGAATTTGAGGATATACCTGACGAAGGCGCAGTGATGCCGTTCATTACTCCGGTGACATTTATTAACTTGTTGTAGCGGCATAATCAACTCACGCCTTGCATTTTCTCGCAAGGGTTGGTATACTGTAAGGGAGAGGGGTAGTTGGTATGGGTGAGCAAATAGAGAACAGCAAACAACAAAAATTATTGACATGGATTCGAGAGGTGTTCACATAAGATAACGTAACCTGAAATTAACAGAATAGAAGACGCCCGGCTTATTAAGGAAAGTTTGCCCTTAGCCGGGCGTCTTCTTTGCTTGTAAGCCGGGCCATTTAGAGGTGATATGATGGACTTGGTTACATGGCGACTTAAACTCAGCGACGTATTCGGCGATATAGAGTCACAATGCCCAAAGCTGGCTGCAAGCGTCAAAGCGGCTGGCATAGATGGCGACGTGGAGTATGTACGCAAGGGGATCACGCCGTCAGATATGGTGTTCAATAAAGGCGAGCGGTCTGTCATATCCACGATCAGCACGTTAGGCGTTGACCGGGATAGCGAGGTAGTACTGCCGGAGGGCATGGACGGGAAGCATTTCAAGCTCAACCCGGTGGTCCCGTTTGGGCATAGCTACGGGGAGCTTCCTCTGGGGTCTGCTAAATGGGTCAAGGTGTATCCAGAGAAGAACCCAGTGGAGATCCGCGCAAAGACCATATACGCAAAGCACGCCAAAGCCGAGGACGTGCTTCAATACCAAAGAGACGGCCATCCACTGGCCAAGTCTATCGGCTTCATTCCCGTGAAGTCGGTCACTCCAACAGACAACAACTGGGATGATGCAGTCAAGAATTGGCGAGAGCGCCGCATAGAGTCTTTTGAGATGAAGGGCGTCAAGGCTGGCGACAGACCAAATGAAGCCGATCCAAAACGCATATATACTGAGTGGATATTACTGGAATATTCAGACGTTCCCATACCATCCAACCCGGAAGCGATCAATATAGCTGTGAGTAAAGGGCTATTGAGTGCAGACAGCGCAAGTCTGTATATGCCGGAGAAAAAGCTTGCAGAAGACGACGAGACGGAAGACGTCGTAGACATCCATCGCATGGACTATATAGACGATACAGAACTCAAAGAGGGCCGCACATTATCGAAAAAAACCACTACCATAGTAACTACAGCTAGAAACGCATTGTCTGAATTGTTGGACGCCAACGCAATCGAAGTGGCTGCCGAGAATGGCGAGCCAGGCAAGTCCATGTTGAAAGAGACATGGAACCCCGCATATACCAAATCATTCGACATCGCAAAATTTGACGAAGCAAATACAGTATTTCGCTATGCGCTGTTTACCAAGTTCCTTGAGTGCCGAGTTAAAGAAATATATGTCAACACTTATGACATACCCTCCCCGCTATTAGGTACTTATCTGGAAGCGATCCGGATCGTGACTTCCGACATGACCGTAGATGATACACGCCGATTCTCGTATAGAGGCGAAGAATCCCCGCCAATACGCTCATATATACAGTTGAACTCAAAGAAACGTAAGCGGTATCTGACAAATGGGAGCGAATATTGCCACGATGGGGATCGGTCCATCATCAAAGATTTTTCTCCGGGATACCGTGGGCTAGAATTCACACTAGTGACCAGTAATGAGAACGAAGAGAAAAGCGACGAGATCATGGCAGCGATACATGCCGAAGCTGACGCCAACCATATGCTCAAGGGCGAGAAGTTCGCGCTCTCTGGGGAGTTCCTGGATGAGACTGACGACGCCTGGGGCGAACTGGTTATCGCACCCAAAGATAAGCAAGCCATCATCAAGTCGATGGCCATCACTCAGAAAGCGGACGGAAACAGTCGGGGGCTAATGTTTGTGGGGCCTCCTGGGACTGGCAAAACGAAGGCAGGCAGAACGATCATGAACGACACCGAATCAACGTTTATTTGGGTATCTGCGAGAGACTTTATGTATGGAATACCCACATATATTTTATCGCTGGCGTTTGACATGGCGCGCAAGTTGGCTCCGACTGTGCTATTCATGGAAGATGTGGACACGTCGCTTGATAAAGATATGCTCAAAACAGAACTGGACGGACTCAAGCAGAATAAAGGCTTGATGACAATATTGACCACGAATCACCCAGATAGATTGCCAAAAGCTCTCATTGACCGGCCGGGCAGATTCCATCATATATTGTTATTTGACCTCCCTGATGCCGGTCAGCGCAATGAGATGTTTAAGCTATGGGCTGATGATGTTGACGCTAAGACATTGGGGGTGCTTGTGGACAGCACGGAAGGCTTCTCTGGAGCGCATATCAAACATCTGGTGGAATACTCCCAGGGCATAGCGGAAGATGAAGGGCTGGATGCAGGGAAGGCGCTAATCGAGAGCTTACTCCGTATGAGCGACCAGATGGAACTCGTGGAGGGGCTGAGTACGACGCAGACCAAAGAATTGTTTAATATGGAAGACTTGAGAAACAGGGAAGAGGAAGACGCAATAACGCCGGAAATGGCGCAATGGCTACTGGATCAAGATGGCCAAGAAAAGGCGGAGAAAGACAAGCCGCTGACTGCCGAACAACTGAAGTATGTCGCTAGAGGTGGCTACCTATAGCGACGATAAGCCCGTGTAGATGCCATATTGAATTGCTATAGATATTAGCCTTTAGCGGGGCGTAAATATCAGGCGTTGTTCATTATAGGCATTAGCGAGCGTTGGGAACGAGACGATAACAACGTAACTAATACGAGGTGAATATAATGGCACTCAATTTGAGTGATACACAAAAGGAACAACTGCGGAAGATAATCGGGAAAAGCGAAGCTGCGCTCCCTACGATAGAGGACGCGGTGGAGGTAGTTGAAAAGGAAACGCCGGAAGGTGACTATCAGGTCGAAACCATCCAGGATCTAAAAGCGCAGAAAGAGTCATTGGAAGGGACAGTCAAGGCCTTGATGACCGAACTGGAAAAGCCAGAAGAGTCGCCAATACTAGAAGAACGCTCAACAGAAGGACAGCTTGAGCATGGGTTTAAGTCGATGAACGACTTCATGGTCAAGCTGGCACTGGAAGGCAAAGACAGAGAAAACACCTCACCAGAACTAAAGGGATGGCGCGAGGTGTGCAAAGCGAACCAGGCGGCAAGTGACCCGGCAACAGGCGGAACGCTTATCCCTACCGAATACGTCACCCAGATCATGAAGCGTGCCAGGCAGAACAACCCTGTTATGGCGAACGCCACTGTCATTCCGATGGAAACAGGGAAGGCTGCTATTCCGTTCATTGACGGCTTTGATGAGTCTCAAGGCAAGACAATGGGAAATGGTCAGTTTTACTGGGAAGGCGAGTCCGAAGCATTCACTGAGACGAATGCCCTGTTTGGTACGACCGAACTAAATCTCCGCAAACTCGCCGCTTCGGTAAGAGTCACCTGGGAGTTGATAAAATACTCAGCTATCAGCGTAGAGCCTATCCTGGAGAGAATGTTTGAGCAAAGTCTAAATACCGCCTTATCGCGTGGTTTTATCCGCGGAACTGGCGTAAAGCAGCCGAAGGGCATCTTGCAGACTGGTGGCCATAAGTTGGAAATAGCCAAAGCTCAAGGACAGGTTGCTGATACATACGTCTACGACAACATTCTGGATCAGGTGGCGCGGCATTATTCTGCCACTGGAGATATTGGCGAAGGCTCATTTATCGCTAACAAGACGGTTTTGCCAGAACTTGGCAAGCTCTCCGTCGTGGTTGGTGCTGGCGGGTCAGGTATCTTCCTGGCGAACCAGCAAATACAGGGCCGCCCGACATTCCAGTTGCTGGGTTTGCCTGTTGACTTCAATGGACAGATGCCTATAGTTGGCGACGCTGGGGATGTCACTCTCGCAGACTGGCGAGGCGGGTATCTCGTAGGCGAACCAGCAGGCGGGGCTGGGCTGGAAACCGAGCAGAGCATCCATCTGTACTTTAACTTTGGCGATACTTCGTTCAGAGCGATAACGGCGATGGATGGGCAACCGTGGTGGCCTTCTGAGTTCAAGCCAGCATTTGGCGACTCCCAGGCTCCTTTCGTCACCATTGCAGCTAGAGCATAACCCCAGGGTAATACCTGACTAGATATGGAGGAAACGGAAAATGGAATTCGGCATAAACAACCTATTGACTCCCTCGGTGCAGTGCATTGGGCCGGAGGATATTAACACGGGAGCGAACACATCCCCCTGGATCTCACTGGCAGATCACAGGCTGGCAGTCTTTCACATCAAGATCGGCGACGTTGCGGGTGGAACCAGTGCAGTGACACTCAAGCAAGCCACCGATAGTAGTGGCACAGGCTCTAAGGCTCTGGCTTTCTCCAATCACTTCCAGTACGGTCAGAAGTTGCTCTTTACTGGACGAAGCGCCGCGAACTTTAGTCTTGAGGAGACTATCACAGGCGGCACTTCTGGAAACACGGCTATAGTCAAGGAGATAAGCTCCGACAGCCTTTGGGTCGCTACTATCACAGGCTCGACAACGTGGACGGACACAGAAACCATTACCGGTGGCACTTCCGCAGCGACCGCCTCGGTGTCTGGTACTGGAACCTTTGAAGATGTGCCGCTGAAGATGACCACTACTTCAAACACGTTTAACACGCTAGCAGTCACTTTCAAGCATTATGCTATCATGGTAGATGACACCATGCTTGATGGCGATAATGACTTCGACCACGTTCAGCTTCTTTTAGCTCAAGCCGGCGTGGGGCCGACGGAAGGCGACGCGCAGTGCGATCTATTCCTGCCGCGCATCCGGGTATACCCGGCGATCAGCGCCATAGCCGCTCAGAAGACTGACTAAACGTTAATGCGAGGGGGTTGCAATGAGTAGTAAAGTTACGTTTCTGGAAGATTATCGCGGCTACAAGGTAGGCGATGTAGTCGAGTTTGTCCAATTTATGGCCGATGACTTGCTCAGTCGAAACCTTGTTGAGCCATACACCGAAGATGACAAGAAGGATGCCGAGATCGCAGAGCTAAAGAAAGAAAATGCGGTCCTCAAAGGCACGCGAACGAAGCAAGTAAACGCCGCGAATGTTGACAAGCAAGTCAAGAATGCGGCTAAAGCTAAATAGAAGATCCGGCGTGGAGCGATTCACGCCGGACTCCTCACACAGGTTAAAATCCTGAATGGAGATATAAAAAATGGGAAGAGGAAACGATACTCCACTATTTTGGAGAAACCAGCCAGGCGGTCCCGCCACTATAATCAATAAGCCGGACATGGGAACGGGAAAGTTCTGGTGGGTGGACTCAAACGCAGGCGCAGACGCATCAAACGCCACCGGCTCGGACCAGGCTCCATGCCTAACTATCGCCGCAGCTGTCACACTGGCGGCAGCGAACCTAGCTCTTGATAGTCGTAATAACGCGCACACCATACTGCTCAAGGAAGGTCACGCCGAATCATTGACCGCTGCTATTGCGTTGAGTACAGCAGGAATCAAAATCATCGCTCTCGGAACCCAGGGTCAGCGCGCAACGTTGACCATGATCACCAACGCGACTGCTGCCTTCACCGTGACTGGCGCAAATTGCAAGATACAGGGCATCAATTTCGTTTGTAACATCGCTGACACGACTGAGTTTATAGATGTGGCTGCCGATGACCTGGAAATATGCGACTGCACCCTCAAGGAGGGGTCGGCTGTAACACTCTCTATGATAACGGCTGATACCACCGACGCAGTAGGCGATAACCTGTATATCCATCACAACTACTTCACACAGCCCAGCGCGGGCAACGGCAATCAGGCTATCGAACTTGCCAAAGATTATCGCAACGTGCGTATTGAATATAACCGCATGTATGGCGACTGGGACGAGGCTTGTATTCAAGTCCCGGCGGCTGGCGATGCGTGTACTGAGATACAGATACACAACAACGATTTGTCAAACTTGCTGACCGGGCAACATGCGATCCAGCTTAACGGCACTGCCATTACTGGAAGCATTACCGGGAACATGTGCCAGACAGACACCCAGGCGGCCACTATCGACAAGTCGGCTTGTTTCGCTTCTGGCAATATGTGGCTTGACGTGGACGGCACGAATGACGAGGAAGCTGTGCCGGTCAATCCTACTACAACTAGCGCGACGACTTCCGCTCCTGGTCTTGGCGGCATCAACGACACCACCACTGACAGCGTAAACGGCAAGCTAGGAACAGATACAGAGATGTCGGACTCTAGCATATTCGACATGCTTGGTGGAGGCGGTGGTTTCGCAACATGGCTGGCAGCGGCCGCTCCTGCGAATGGCGTATCGCTTGCTGAAGGTTTAAGGTATCTGTCAGAGCTACAAGCCCCGCGAACAGCAGTGAAGGAGAGTGGCGATCTGACCTCCTTTGGTACGTCTATGACTCTTTTCACCGTCACTGGCGATGTCTGGGCCAAGGTGGGAGCCACCATTGACGTTGCTGTTACCTGCACCTCTGGCACAAGTACACTTGAGGTGGGCGTTGCGGGAAACACGGCGGCTCTCTGTATTCAGGACGCGGTTGATGCGACCGCCTTTGACATTGGCGATTCATGGACTCTGATCAGCCCACCAGATACAAACGCGGGGCTGATGGCTGATGAGTATGTACTGATCGGCAATGGAGTTGATATTATACTCACCGGCTCAGTTGATGACATGACGGCGGGAGAAATAGACTTCTACTGTCAATATATACCTTGTAATTCTTCTAGCTCTGTTGTAGCTGCATAAAGACAACCGACAAGGGCCGGAGAGATCCGGCCCCCCCGAGACGCCTGTTAAAGCTTGTGGCGACCCGGGCTATATGGATATTTCTGCTGGAAAGACATTAAAGACAGAGACTTCCCCTCAAGGCCAGGATATTTTATGGGGAACTGTACCAGATGGCACAAAATGGCGAGTAAGGTTTGTCGTTTATATAGAGGAAATGGACGCTTAGAAAAGGAGTCGCGCTATGGGCAATCGCTTAAGAACTGAAATGCTAGCGTTGCAAGAGGTAGCCGCTGGCGGCGTAGTGATGGGAACACCAAAAGGCATAATGCACCATGCGTCGGCTGCTGAGTTTTGGATCCGTTTTGGCAGACGGGCGGCCACTGCGTTGACAGCATCAATCAATTTCAGAGTGGAAATGTCGCCAGATATATCGGGTAATACATGGGAGACGGTCAAAACTTTTTCAACTCAGCTTGGCGCTTCAGTTGCTGACCAGATAGTGAATGGAACGGTAGCCGCTGGCGCAACTGTTATCACGCTTGCGGATACCACTGGCTTTGTCGCTGGCGATGATATATTTATCGAGCACACCACACCAGCAAACAGCGAGTGGGCAAAGATAAAATCAATTTCTGCTAATGTTTCTGTGACTATCGAGGAGGCGTTGATAAATACACAGACTGGCTCTACTGTTTTCGACCAGGCGGAGAGGTATGATGTTTTCAGAGTTAATCTTCACGCCCTCAGGCCGGCCAGTGGCAGTTATGGTCGCATTCGTGTGGTGGCCGATGGTTCTGGCGGTGGACAGGCGTTTGCCTGTGAAGCCATAATGGTTGAATGGAGTTGATGATATGGCAGGCAAGCATCTATTTGAGCAGACAAAACCCAACCATTACCGACTGGTGATACATAGGGCTATCCCTACGGGTAGCAACGCCGTTAGCCAGAAATGGTCTGATGTACTGGCAGCGGAAGGCATCACTGGCAAGACGGTGTTATCCGCTTCCACCAAAACGACTGTCATGGTTGACTCTGGGGAAGTGGATGAGTTTGACGATCCTATCATGGTCCCGGAGACTATCGAGACGGTGGGTATTGGTCAGATCAGCGATGCAGAGAAAGCGCAGATTGACGATGGCTCAAGGTTCGAGGTGGTTGATACGGTGAAGCTCTCCGGGCAACCGACACCAGGTAGCCTCAATAGATCTACTACACGCATGTTTAATCACTGGCAGGCGAAGATGAAGGCAAAATACGACCTATACGGTCACACACAAAGCTGAGAAATATAATGAGAACTTACCCAGCGGAACTCCCCATAGTGTTTGGATCTGACCCGATGCTAGTCAGCATGAAGCTATGGCTTCCTATTGACGAAGGGGCGGGGAGCAGGTTTAACAACCTGATAGACTCCCAGAATCCCGGTCTGATGACTGGCGGCGCGTGGAGTGGGGGCAAGCCTTCTCTGGACGGCACAGATGATCTAATAACGCTCAGGCGTGTGCCTGTGACCGACTTCACGGCTATTATACATTATACCCCGACTGGTGTGTCAGGTATCAGCCCTATTTTGGACCAGGGAGACATACTCATACGTCAATCCGATGATGATATTATCTATGGAGCCACCGACACGCTCAATACAGACTACACCGACACGCTCACTGCCGCTCTAACGGCTGGCGAGCCAATCGCTATAGCAGTATCGCGCACAGGAACGACAATGACCATATGGGGCTTTACTCAGTCCGGTGTGGCTACTGATAGCTTTACTGTGTCAGGTACAGCATTGACTACTAACGCCAACCTCATAATAGGCAGCGACTCCCGTGAGGACTTCGTGTTCCCCGCGCTCCCAACTCTCACGACCGAAAACGGTATCTTGATAAATGCGGCAGATGATGTGCAGATTGGCAAGGGGAGCGACTCACTCAATTCCAGTATCGTGACGGAAAACTGGAATGGAATTCAGAAGACCACGCGGATCAGAACTTCGTTGAACTTTGTACCTGGTGATGAACTTACTCATTATTTCTTTGATAATCAAGGGACAGATGCCACCACAAACAGAGAACGGCTTTATATTGATGCGGCGGGTCTGTTGACCTACGTTGTCCATGACAAGGATTCCACACAGCATTTAGTTTCCTTTGACGTGACTGGATGGACGGCGGGTACAGAGCATCAGATCGTCGCTGTGATTGATTTCAACAATGACCGCATCGAGTTATACACTGACGGCACTTCCCGCGATTCCACGCCAGATAACGCTTTGAGTTCTGGCGCCATTGACGCCATAGAAGCCACCACGCAGATCGGGGCTGATACCTCCCAGGCGAACCAACTTAATGGCGTAATGACCTTCCAGATATATAATAGGGCATGGACAGCGACAGATGTGGATGATGACGATCCTGGCGTTGCTTTCGTCGTTGACGCTGACACGCTGGCAATGGGCAACTACTCAGATGGCGTTACATCCATCAGTTACCACCACTCTGGCAAGTCAGTCAGCGCAACCACATCAGGCGGCGTACTGACCACAGCGGCGGGGGCTGACACGTCTCTGGCTGTTGGTGACGATACGGTTATCCAGGGGCCTGCTGGTGACGCCAATAGCGGCAGGGCTGTCGTGGAGGCTGTGAGCGATGCCGAGGTTACGGTGGGTAGTGGGATAGCACACGCTGAGTTGAATGGCTCAGACGAGCGGTTCTCTGTGACAGATGCGGCGTTCCCCGCGACTGGGCTGACTGGCGCGCAGGATATTACTATATCTTCGTGGATAAACCCGGACAGCTTTAGTGCCAGTATGATGATAATGTCTAAATACCTTACTGCTGGCAACAAGCGTATGTATCAGCTTCTAGTTACTACGGGCGCGGAACTAGAGTTTGACGTAGCGGCTGATGGTATTACCGCCAGTTTTGACACAACTACCGGCATGGACTTAGAGGCTGGGCTATGGACACACGTAGCATTGTCATATGATGCGTCTGGCGGGACTGCGGAAGTATACAAGAATGGTATATGGATAGAACAGTTGACTGGGTTGGATAATAGTATTGCTGACAAAGACCCGGATTTCGCTGTTGGCATGGGTAGTGACGGAACATCAAGTCCGTTTAATGGCTCCGTCGGCCCCACCTACCTATTCTCCGACATCAGGACTGCGGCAGAGATATACGCCGACGCCCAGGACTACGACAAGGATCTCTCAGCAGAGGGCAACCTGATATGCGGCTACACCTTCGAGGATGCCGCTGGTGCTACCGTGATAGACAACGTGGAAGGTACTGCGGCAGGCGACTTGACTTTGCAGGGGGGTACAACCACCAACTACGGTACGCATACGAGAGAGACTGATGGGGCGTATGTGCAGGGGATTGAGAAGGTGGGGGTTGCGCTTGACTTTGACGGAGCAGAGTATGTGGACTGTGGAGATCCCATCGTGGATGGTTTCGCAGCCGTGAGTGTTGGAGCCTGGTTCAACATTTCGGCACTAACGGGGGGTGACACCTTAGTTGGAAACTTCCAGGCCGCCGACAATACAGCGATCAATATTGATGTAAGAACTGATACACGTTTCGCTTGGGGTACGAAAGGCGAAAGCAGCGCACTAGACAGTATGTTATCTGATCCGGGTGCTTTTGTTGTAGGTGAAGATACTTATATTCTTTGCACTTGGGACGGCACGACAAAAAACATATACGCCAACGGGGTATTGGTCGGGACTGGAGGGTATGTAGACGCCCAGCTAGAAACAACTGTGTCCCAAAACTTAGCTATTGGCGCATATAGGGCAGGAACTGGCCGTCAAAACATTACAGGTAAGATTTACTCTGTCCAGGTATTTAATATAGCGGCAACCGTCGCAGATGCTGTATGGCTTGCTACTAATCCAAACGCGACAGAAGCTGATATAATTAGTAATACCACCGTATCTGCTGGCGAGATGGTGTTGCATCATAACTATCGCAACCAGAACTTGATAGATGTGAGTAGTGATGGCGCAGGGGCATTGAATGGGAATGATGGAACTCACAGTGGAACACCAAACTATGTGACCTCAGCCTACATCTCCCGCCACCGCATGTTAGACATAGAACATGGTGGCATAGGTGGTTATACTATCGTAGGCACACCAACGCTGGTAGATAAAGAAAGCGATACTGATTCAGACAGCTTGAGCCTGCATATAGTAAGTGCCGCAGACGATGATGGTGTTAGCGTGGCGATACCGGCATCCAACGGTGACAAGTTCTATTTGGCTCAGAGGCATGAAGTCGCAAATGGCAGTTTCGAGGTGAACGTCACCAACGGCGGTGGCGGGATCGAGACTGGCATAGCCGACGCTACTTGGGCGGCTCTGGAGAAGATAATATCAGCCACAGGCAATTTAACATTCCAGTGGTTAGGGGAGGCTGCTGCTGACGACTTCAATATCAGTAAGGTGTCAATCATTCAATGTGTCACTGGCGATTCTCTGGAAGCCGATAAATATTATACGAGGGTGTTTAACGTAGACACCTCGAATGTAGGGGCCGAGTGGTCGGGGTTAGGCGCAGACGCTACCGAAGTCAAGTCTGGCGACCTGTATAAAAGAGACGACACGGCGGATGCGAGTACGGCTGACCGCAACCGTAGCTTTGCTGATGGGAAGATAGAGAGCGTGGCTGTGTGGGATATGTCAATGGGGTTTGAGGAAGTGCAAGCGCGGAAGGATGAGATCTGATGGCGATGGATTACGAATATTTCGCAGGGGAAGAGGATGACGATGTATCTTACACATATAGCCCCGTTATAGATGTTTCCACTGCCACTTTGACGCTCACATTCACCGTGGACCAGGATGACGGTACAAGCGATATAGTGATCGCAGATAGTGACTTTGATAAAACCAATGGTGCAACTGGCGTGATAACCTGGCCTTTTGACTCGGATGATACAGAGACGGCGGGTACGTTTGAGGGTGAGTTGAAGGCAGTGATTGACGCAGATAACACGGTTAAAAAGCGGGTCACGCTCTGGATAAAGGAGGCAATAACGTGATAGTTCCCAAGCAGGATATTATAGAAATCACAGGAATTGCCGATAGTGTCGCTCTTGATTCGTCTCACAAAGCTGTTGAGCGAGAGATCAAGAATTATTGCGGCTGGGAGATCGAGTCCTTCACGTATAAGAATCAGCTACTCGACGGGACTGGGAGCGATAAAATATGGCCGGGTCCTAAGAATATCACAGCATTGATAAGAGCGTCGGATTCGCTTGAGACGGCTATCAACTTCAAGCATAGCACAGCGTCAAGCAACGCATATGGCGTTGTAACGTACACGGACAGAGTTCCCATTAGTCTGGGCCTTGTAGTGGCTGATGGAACGACTGAGAGCAGCACTACGGAGCTATTCGCAACATATACGACCATGACCACGCTGGTGGCTCAGATAAACGCCAGATCGGGGAATGGGTGGAGTGCCGAACTGAACGACAGCAAATTCGGCATCATGGCAAGCACCAATTTGATAGAGAAAGATAACATCTACGCTGGCACGGAAGACGGTACAGATCCTGGCTGGTCAGAGTTGATGAAGCCAGGGACGCCAGTAGGCGGGGTGACTGTTGAGCGCACCGAAGGCGGCTTGTTCAGGTCTAGTTGTTGGCCATCAGGAACAAAGAATATCCCGGTAACTTACACGGCTGGCTGGACGACTGCGAACATGCCAGACGATATACAGGGCGTTATTATTCATTATGTGCAGATTGATTACAACAAGACGCAACAAGGCGGCGGAGGGATAAAATCGTTCAGCTTGCTTGAATTGGATATTGAATACGAGACCTCTGGCACTGAATCAAGCTCAAGTGGATTTGCCATAGGCGACGCTCGTAGTATACTCGACACTCGATATAGGATTGGCACAATAGTATGATAGTACCAGGGCCGAAAACTCCATTTGCATTACAGGCTCCCACGCAAACGCGCACAACTACGAGTGGCGTGGCTAACACATGGGCAGAGATCACCACGCTTAACGCGAGTCTGGAGCCAATCAATGAAGATGAAGTCAATGCCTTTGAGCGAGAAACAGAAGTCTCAACGCACATGTCTATCATTGGCTCAGAAGAGATTGGCAGCTTTGTCAGTTCACTGATACCGAAAAATAGATTAGTGGTGGATAATAGCGGGAATCAATTAGATGACGAAACGTTTGATATAACGAGCGTAAAAGCAGGCAGGTGGCCAGCTAACAACCAGATAGCACTTTATCAAGTCAAATTGAGAAAGGTGTTGTAATGACTTTTGTTGACTCATTGGACAAGGTGAGCTTGCTGATATTGGTCGTTGTTGTGGTAGCCATTTTTATTGCATTCTGGAAGGCGAGGCGAAATGGGAAGGGTAAAGTGGGACCAAAGGGAACTGGACAGGGACGTTGATCGCGAGATGGTGAAGTTTCTGACCCGGATTGGGATCCGTGGTGAGGCTATAGCCAAGAACGCTATCACCGGACGGCCTGACCCAGAACTAAAAGCAGTGAAGACGGGACGACTCAGGGCAAGTTTGACCCACGAGGTAGTTCCTGACAAGTGCTTGGTGAGAATAGGAACTAATGTCAAGTATGCGATCTTTGTGTTCCTGGGGACTCGCAAGATGGCAGCGCGGCCTGTATTGCGTCGCATGTTGATGATATTGAGTGCTGAGTATAGGGGCAAGTAATGGGATACGATCTAAGCGCACACACAGTCGGAATTACCAACGTCTTTCTGAACGACGCCACCCTATTAGCTGCTTTGGGCGGCACAGGGGATGGCGTGTCCCAAGAAAGACTTTACGACACGAAGGCGATACAGAATCCAACGTTTCCGTACGCTGTATTTCAATTTATCGGGAGTATCACTGAACGAACTTTTGGCACGATAGTCGAGTTGGCAGAGTGGCAGTTTAGCATGTTTCATCAAGATCTTGATAGCCCACTCGACAAGACAACGATCAACGCTTTATTCAATAAGCTGACGGACGCTTATGATGACGCAGAGGCTACGATGACGGTGGCTGGATATTCTGTAACGTGGGTCACGCGGGGAGCGTCGTTTTTTCTTCCCACGGAAGACAAGACTCAGCAGTTGACCACCATATATAGTATACGAACCGAAAAGGCGCGATAAGGAGGATACGATGGCTGTAACAGCAGGAAAAGGTGGAAGTTGGACATTTGCAAATATAGCGTATGAAATTATTAGCTGGGCATTAGACTATTCTCAGGACTCACTTGAAACGACTGATTTTGCTGATGCTGGCGTTGAATCAAGCATCGGCGGGATTAGCCGTTGGACTGCTTCGATTGTAGGTAATTGGGATATACAGAATACCGCAATTATTGGAGCAGAGGGCAACTTGACCCTATTTATGGTGGCCGGCGGAACGGACAGATGGCTCGGAAATGCCAGGCTGGAAAGTTTCGGAGCCGCTTCTGATGTTCAGAGTGTAAACGCAATGACTTACAACTTCAAGGGTAACGGAGCATTGACAGTACCGAGCTAAGAGGTGATTTACATGGCAACTTTAGCCGGCAAAACCGGGGCTATTTATTACCGGAAAGCATATATACAAGCCTCCACTATTGCCTTGAACGATGCTGACCCCGACACGATTACCGATAGCGGGAACGGTTTAGTGACGGCAGGATTTGAGGCGGATGATTTAATAACTATTTCCGGCTCTGTTGCTGACGATGGGAATTACACTATCGACACTGGCGGAGTCGCTGCCGGGACAATCACCCTGGTAATAGGCGACGCTCTAACCGGCGAGGTGGCTGGCAATCCTATTACTGTTCAAGAGGCATTGCCGGGAACTCAGGTGCTAGGTTTCCATAATTGGAGCGTGGACCTTGGAGCGGATAGCATAGAGACCACCCGTTTTGAGGATGTGGGTGTTGAGACATCAATAGAAGGCGTTAGGCGATGGACGGCGACCGCTGAAAGATTTTACGAAACGACACAAATCACCCCGGAGTCGTGGTTGGGGACGGAGCTTATCGCTCGCTTCTTCACCAGATACGACGCTTCGCCAAATGTGACCAATGCCTATTATTATCAAGGGAAATGCCGAGTTAGTGGTATCAGCCCCGCAACAACAACCGATGGCGCAGGAACTGTATCATATACTTTCACAGGCACAAAGAAGGCAAGTATCGGCGGAACAACGCTAACATTCGTTGAGGGCGGAGCCACAGACACGATCACCGATTCGGGAAGTCGTTTCATTACTGCCGGATTCGATGTTGGCGATTCAATAACAGTCGCCGGTTCCACCAGCAACGATGGAGTGTATACTTTGTCGAATGTTGCGGCAGGCACTTTAACGCTTACTGCGACAGTAGATGATTTAGTAGGCGAAGTGGCTCTCATCGGTACTACCATATTTACTGATGTTGGCTTGATTACACGGTCAACCGAATGGCCGACTTAACGCAAACGAGGGGGGAATTATGGGAACAGATGATCAGAGGAGAAGAACGCTTGAGCTTGACATTAAAGGTGATCCATATACACTGACGGAGTTTTCCGCTAAGGATTTAGCAGACTTCGAAAAGCATATCCTGGAGCGGCGCGTGAGACTATTTCGTGAGCTATCAGAAGGTATGGACGAAACGGAACGTCTGAACCAAATGAGCGACATGATCAAGGTCGGACTTCCCGATATGGAAGTGTTGGATGAAATGAACACCATGTCGGGGGTGCTGTTCATGCTACACAAGTCACTCTCATATTGCCATTCAGATCTGACCATAGATAGCGTGGGGCTTATGTTAGATATGGGCAATGCAACGGAAATATCAATACTATTGCAGAGCTTGGGATCTGAGTCAGGGGTTGACGAGTCGGACCCTCCGGCGCCACCGGGGGGAGTGACAAAAGCTCCGGATGGCGAATCAGATTCCTGATAAACTTATGTTGCCATTTCTATACTAGAACCGAGGCGGAAGTGTGGGATCTTCCCATCCGTCTTATCAAGCAAGACGTACTGGATATGATAGAAATAACGAAGCTGTTTAACGGCACTGGTACGGAAGCAAATGAAGTCACAGCCCAAGACATAATAGACGAGGCGGCAAAATTCCATCTGAAGCCGCCGATCAATAAGGACCCATCATGACACTAGCGGAAGCAATAATTGAAATACGCGGCGACAGGTCACATCTAAAAGCAACGCTGATCAAGTCAGAGAGAGAGTTGCGAAAGTCTACTGAGAAAATGAAGCAGAATGTCAAGCAAGTGAGCACTGCGATGGTAGGCTTTGGCGTCGCTGTTGGTGCTTCCTTTGGGCTGCTGACCAAAACATTCATTGATGCTGGCGTTCAGATGGAAAAGATGATGAAGGGTTTGACTGCCGTTGCTGGCAGCTCAGCAGAGGCGACAAAACAGCTTGAAGAGTTACGCGAGGTGGCGAAGTTGCCCGGGCTAGGGCTTGGGGAAGTCGTGAAAGCGTCAATCAACTTGCAAGCAGTGAGATTCTCAGCAGAGAAGGCGACCTTTTTTATTGCCGAGGTAGGCAATGCTCTCGCGACTGTTGGTAAGGGACGCGCAGAACTTGAAGGCGTCGTGCGCGGTATGCAGCAGATGCAGAGTCGCGGCAAAGTTCTGGCCGAAGAGATCAATCAAATCTCAGAAAGAGTGCCGCAATTCAGGGCGGCTATGCTTGACGCTTTTGGACCACAAGGGGCGACCTCCGAAGGCATACAGAAGATGGGCATCACTGTTGAGGAATTTCTTGAGCGCACAGTAAAAGAATTGGCGAAACTCCCGCGCGTAGCTGGCGGAACTGCAAACGCCATCGAGAATTTGCGAGATGCTTGGCAACAGTTAGCCACATCGTTGGGACAGGTATTACTTCCAGCGTTCACCAAAATAGTGGAAGCTCTGGCGAAAGTCGTTGACTTCCTTAATAACCTGACCGATACGCAGAAGTCGATAATAGCGTGGGCTACTGTTGTCACAGCAGGAATAGGCGTTTTGGCAACTGCGCTGGGGGGGCTTGGATTGCTTTTACCGGGCATCACAGCAAGCATGACGGCCTTCGCTGCTGTATTTGGTACTCTAGCAACTGTAGGGCTAGGGCCAATAAGTGTTGGTATCGTAGCGATAGGGTTGGCAGTAACAGGGTTGGCGTTGGCGTTCAAGGAGTATGGCAAATCAAGAGAAGCTGTCAGGCTCGAAGAAGATACTGCTACCCTCAAACGCAATATCGCGGGGCTGGAAACAGAAGTAGGCAGGTATACGAAAGCCATTGCAGAGATAGAGAAACAGGCAAGACGTGGCAAAAAAGAGATCAGTTTACTGGGTACTTCTCTGGCGAAAAGCGGTGGAGTCCCAGGGTTCGGAGCGCAAGTGTTACCGATTGAAGAACAGCTTGAGCGTGTGCAAAAACGACTCAAAGGCGTGTTAGTGGAGTTGAACTTCTTGCGCAAAACGCCTGCTGGGATTCCGGGGCCCAAAACAGCAGTAACTCAACCCAAAGGTACTAGTCTTGCAGAAGAGCGGCGTTTTACCGCTGAATTAGTAGCGCGGCAACATATTGAATCAAAACAACGCATCGAGGCGCAACGACAAGCTGATAGGCAAAAAGAGATTACTAAACAAGCAAAAGCACAACTTGATATAGCACGCGAAGAGGAAGAGGTAAATGCCAAAATTGCTAATCAAAATGTAGCGGCAGAGCAACTGCACGAAAGAGAGCTTGCCAGAGAGCAGGAAGTGGCAGAGCAGAAAATATCAAATGAACAGAGGGTACGAGATGCCGCAGCCCAACTGCGGGCAGATACTTTGGCGTTGCGATTAAAAGCAATAGATGATGAAGAAAAAGCCGAAAATGACAGAATAGGCGAAGCCAACGCCCGCGCCGAAGCATTGCATATCAAGGAACTGAACAGGGAACAGGAAGTGAAGAATATACGCTTAGATGCTGATCAGAGGATCAGTGGAATAGCGTTGAGGACGTTCAAAGCGAGGGCTGCCGCGCTATCAAGTGAGTGGAGCAAATTCACCGTGGATCTCAAGTCATCCTTCACCAACACATTTGCTGATATGCTATCCAAAGGCGAGGCGTCATGGGGAAAATTTGCAAGGAATCTCAAGGATATAATGATCAGGCAGTTGGCAGAGATAGCCGTTAGCGCGGCATTTCAGGGAATCGAGAACTTGATCACCAACGCCACAGCTAATAATTTTAGTGGCACAACGCCAGCACATGCCAACGTTGGCGGAATATTTGGCGGGGATGAGCCACCACCTGTATTAGCACCGGGCAATCAGCAGATGGCTCCTGGTGGCATCAATGTTATCTTCCCCAACGCAGATATTGAACACATGAGCCGGGCGCGGGTTGAGAAGACGATGCAAAAGGTATTTATGCCAGCAACGCGAAGGATGGCAAGACGCGGGATAATAGCAAACAGAGCATAAGGAGGCGGCATGGCCGGAAATGTCAGGTTTACAGATGGCGGCACAACGATCACGCTGTCGCCAATTTTAGGGTTCATCCTACCATATAGACGCCGTGAAGCGGTCAATACTACCTTGAGCGGCAAGACCTTTGTGAACAAATGGAATCAGAAGGAAAGATATGATGTGCCATTTATCAACGTGTCCCAGTCTGACCGCAACCAGTTTTTCACTTGGTGGGATTCCAAGACAGAGTTGACCTTTACTCCGGATCAAGATGGCGCACCTGGTACGACTATAACAGCAAAGCTCATGGGTGATGACTTCCCGTTTCAGTTGTGGAATCTAAAGGCATTTGACACATACGCCGGGACTCTCGTTGTGGTGGAGGTGTAGTATGCCAGCGCCCAAAACAGGCTTCGGTTATGCCGTCATGGGTACTGATGCTTTTGGCGATGAGCCGGAAACAGCAGCCTTCGAGACGAAAATTGCGGCTGAGTTCAATGAACCTATTTTTCGCTTTGTGTTTGACGGACGTATTTATGATGACTTCGTGATAGATGCCCCTTCCGTATCACGCGGCGGCGATATAATAGCAGGCACGACAAACATAGTTCTATCCAACACGCCTATCGCTCAGGTACACGGCACAGGCATCGCCTTCTCAGACAACGGCGCAAATGCTGACACCATCACTGACTCAAATAATGGCTTCGTGACGGCTGGATTCATTGCCCAGGATAGGGTCACTATAGATGGCTCCACCAATAACGATGGAACGTACAGGATCGCCACTGTAGCCGCTGGATCACTAACACTGGTGGTAGGCGAGACATTGACCACCGAAGGGGCTGGTGACCTGGTTAGTGCATTAGGACAGCCAGCTTTCAACATGTTTGTGGAAGATCGGATCAACAATATGGGGAAGCCGTGTCATCTGGGGATCTATTTCAACGGCACGTCTGGGTATTTGTATCTCATGACCGGGACAGTTGAGGAGGTAGTGTATAGCGGAGCGACTATTACACTCAGTATACGCGATGCTATGGCTCCCATGTTGGAAAAAAGGATCGGCTCTGGCCAGGCTCCGGCTGACTATTACTCCATGCGAAACCCGTTCAATCCTGCCACTATTGTATGGAACGTTCTTACTAGTTGGGGCGGGTTAGATGATACGTTCACTACCGATAATACCCAGATCAATTTCACATCATGGCAAGCGTGGTTTGATCGGTGCGCCGCTCATAACTATCTGGTACGCGGGCGCTTTCCCGGAATGACTATCCAGAACATGCTCTTGCGGGTTGGCGATCTAACAAATTCATTTATCTGGGTAGACGGTGAAGGCTTTTTCCAGTTCACCATGTTTGAGCCGCCATACGTTGCCGGGGGTAGTGACGCCACATACGATGCTGATAATTCGGTTGCCATAGACATAGATATTGACAAAAGCACTATAGCAAATGTGATAAATATTTATTACGGTCATGATCCAGACGTAAATAATAACCCACAGGGCAGGATAGCCAGCAGGCGCATAGGATTCGCCAACGATAACCCGGATCGCATATATCTCCATTCTCTTGTAGAAGGCGCTGGATTCCAGACCTTTGGATTTGATACCAATGATCCTGTGACGGTGAAGGGGTCAGAGAAAAATGATGGCCAGTATTTCCTGCAAACAGTAACCAATACCGTTTTGAAGCTCACGGCATCCAATGGGTTGACAGATGAAGATTCCGGCGCCAGCGTCACATTATCCCAAAACAAAGACACTATTTCTATGCAGACGACTTCATTGGTATTCAATGATACCGGCGGCAATGACACAATCACTGATGCAAATGAGCAGTTTGTGTTTTTGGGTTTCGTTGGCACTGATTCTGTGACCGTCTCCGGATCTGTGAGCAATGATGGAACATATCCTGTTGAGTCCATAACAGCAGGAACGATCACCCTCACTGGCGGCGTGCTTACTCAGGAATCTTCCGGCGCTCTGGTGGTATTATCACAAATACATACCTCAAGTGTCACTGCCACGACAGTCGCCTTTAATGATGATGAGGTTGGGCCAGGGATAGGCTTTGACCCGGCAGATGTGGATCATATCAACAAGTCAGATGGTGGGCTTTTAGATGCAGGCTTTGTATCTCAATATCCTGTTACTGTGTCAGGTTCCAACAGCAATGACGGAACATACAGGATCTCCAATGTGACACAGGTACAGATGGATTTATTGAACCAAACACTTGCCAACGAAAACAATAACTCACCAGGTGATGAGGGGCATTTCGTAACCATTACCCAGGCGCATGAGACAGCAACGTCAGGAAAGCAGTTTTCGTCATTCGTTACAGATACCGATCCCGAGAGCATAGCGTTGTATGGTGTGCGCTTATTCACCGATGAGGATAAACTCGTCTGGCATGATAACCTATTGAGCGCAGCCAGCGCAGCCGAGGAATATCTGAAAATATACAAATTTCCGGCGGAAATTTCCAGAATAACCGCGACTATGACCGGATGGCTTTCTGAGATAGGCGACGAGATTCACGTCACAGAAGCGCATAAGAATATATCAGACATGACATACTTTATAAAAGAAGTTGATATAGATGTGGACATGGGCAACGCTGATATACTGGCAGAGCGAGGGCGGTAATGTTAGATCGAAGACAGGTTATAGATTTAGCTGCACACAAAGCAGATCCCTTTGCCCACCACAACTCCCACTACCAGACCAATGGTGGAACGGAAGGCGTAAAGACCGTACAGGTGGCTGTTGATCAGCCTGATTTTTTGGGAACGGCTGAGGTGCGATTGATTCATGCTCATGCAGATTGGGCAATTCAGGGGTTGACTGTCAAGACTGTCAAGATAGACACAGGCGAATCCAGTACCTATTCAGTGACATTTGAGGTGCGAACTTCACCAACGGACGGATCGCCCACAACCATTGCTACGGTGGCAACAGCCGCCAGCACAGAAGCAGAGACAAGCGTATTGACTAACGTTGTAGTAAATGTAGGCGATTATATCTATGCAACGCTCCCAGCAACAGATATAAACCAGCTTGGCCTAGAGGTCAACTTTTATATAAATTAAGGAGGCGGCCTTATGGCATACGATGACACAAAAATTGATGGAAATGTGGTAGAGCCTGACGAATGGAATGCGTTTGTCACAGAGATGAAAACGCGACTGGGGCCGGTCTTTAATATAAAAGACGGCTATAATGCCTCGCCAGATGGCGCGACGACCACCACGGGGAGCATCACCGCCGCCACTGATGACCTTGTGGTGGCCAGCGCGTCCACCTTTGCTATAGGGCAGGGAATAGTCATAAACGGTGCGAAGTTGGATGTTACTGACACGGGGAACACGGAGGACACAGATAACGACTTCACGACCACTGGGGCGGATCTTGACTTCGAGAACATGGCCAGGAAGTTCACGGCAACCAATTCCGGGGCTGTGGGAGCTATAACTAATATAAGGCTCAAGAAGACGGGAGCTCCAGCAGGCACTATACACGCTGAGATCTATTCAGACAGCGGCGGGCCATCGGTTCAGATTGGCGGCGCAAGCGCAACAATTACCAATACAGCCCTAAACGCCAGCGGCGCGGAAGAATCCGTTACATGGACTACTGATTGGCCAGTATTGACAACGGGCGTTGACTATTGGATGCGGCTAGTTACTACGGGCTACACTTACACTGACGGCGTTACTGAGGTTATCTGGGAGACTGACGCCAACGGCGCGGCAGGACTCAATGAGTGTTATAAGTGGGATTCCAACGCAGGAACGCCCTGGACGACAATGGGCGCAAACGTAGGAGCGAATATAACCGTCCATTACAATCTCCAGACCACCATCACCGCATTGACAGGTACAGCAGTCACATTAGCGGCTAACGCTACTGTAACAGTCTCCAGCGCATTGGTGAGCCATGACGAGGTTGTAGCTATCCAGGCGGCGCACACAGCAGCTACGGCCAACGGTGGGTATGTATTCTTCCCCACAGGCGGAACGTTCAACGTATCGAGTGATATTACAACCAACGCAGACGCTCCTCTATGGTTTGACCCAGGGGCAACGCTGGCTATCAACTCCGGGGTGACGTTCACATTCGCCAACATGGTCCCACCAACTCACACAGTTTTCAGCGGGTCGGGATCTCTGGTGTTCAGTGAGCAAGCTATCACGGCTGCAGGTGATACTATTCTCGCAAATGCCGAAACGGTCATGCTTAATCCAGATGGCGACTACACCATGACCAGCACTCCTACTATTGCCGATGGAACGCCTGGCCAACGAGTGGTTTTAACTGCTCCGAATGCAGAAACCAACACGGTGACGCTTCAAGATCAAGATTTGCTTGCTGGAACGAATTTGCAACTGTTGTCGTCTACCAGAGACATATCAGGCAAGGCGATGCTCTTGCTGCAATTCGATGGCGTTGACTGGATAGAGATGGGGCCCACTGGCGGTATGGCTACAGCCAGCGGCGGGATCACTGTTGGTTCTGGAACCAAACACGATGGCTATGTGATAAGTGATACTGCAGAAGTGCAGACAACCGACGCCACGCCTACTACTTTGGACACATTAGCATTATTAGATGAAAACTCATACTACGTCGAGGCGCTTATTGTTGCCGTTCAGTCTGACGGAACTGATAGGGCGTCATACAAGATAGCCTGCACAGCGTACAGAACAGCAGCAGGGAGCGCAACCTTGCAAGGGGGGGTGACAATCATCCACGGAAGCGAATCAAACGTCGCTCTGGATGCCACATTCACCGTAAGCGGGAATAATCTGTTGGTCACTGTGACCGGTATTGCCGCGGAGACATGGGAGTGGGGAACTTCCACCGTGTCCATAAATATGTCAAATTAGGTGAGGTGATATTATGCCACAGGGATTCATAAACGGTCAGATAATTATTCCAGAGATTTCAGATCCTACCGCAGAGGCGAATCAGGGGAAGATCTGGACGACTGCAGCAAACAAAGTATTCTTTCAGGATGGCGCAGGGACTAAACACCTTTTGGGGCCTACGCCTGCATTTAAGTCTTTCCATTTCCAAAGTGCGGGTGTGGGCGCTGGCACTTATTACATGGCGGGTTATTACGAAGCAAATGCTGCTGACGCCAACCTCACACAGGCATCTACTACGGTGACTATGGGTACTGCTAACGTTCCCTATGCGGCTCACGCGTTCATCGTAAGCGGTGGCAATGGCACGACTGACGGCAGCGACCTTGTATTGACTGTGACAGGGACAAGTATCACTGATGCAGGGACCAGAACTGCCGCCGACTCCCAGGTAATAGAAGCCACAGCGGAAGTGTCTGCTACAGACTCATATCACGAGACGCCTAAGAAATGGATAGGACAGATCACCTATACACTTTCCAGCACAGGCGGGGCAACATTTTCTTATGATTTCAATTATGGACTCTGCAAGTACGAGGACTACGGGAATCGTGACTTTACCGTCACTGACATTGAGGCTGTTGGTCTAGCTGATGCCAACGACACCAACTTTGAACTTGAGTTTATAAAACACGAAGCCACCGGCTGGACATACGCAGCTTCGGGGTTTGTGCCTGGCTCAACGCCGCTGTATGTAATGAGTACAGATCATGGCACAGAAAACGACCTTGTTAGTGGCATCCCGTTTGCGTGGAAGCGCGCTGCCTTGTCTGATGACGTGACAGGGGCTAATGGCGAAGGTGTACTGACGAGAGTGACTACAGGTTCGGCGTCGTCAATAGGGCATCTGAGTTTCCACATTGGCGTTGATATAACGAGCTAGGGGATGGCATGAGAGAGCGCATACTAGACGAAGAGTTCGCTAAAGATTTAGCTGAGTTCCAAGCGTTAGCAGGCGAAATGGGTACGCCTTACGCAACGGGGCGATGGGATATTGAGGTTGTTTCGCCTGGTGGTGATGTGATACAAAGCGAATCTTTCCATTCTCAGTCATGGCTACGGAATTATGTCAACTTGCTTTGCAATTTCGTACTGTCTATCCGGCTTAACGATAGTTTGGTGTCGTGGGGGGATAGCTTTGTCAATCTGCGCCAGTTCGACGGGACGATAATCAACGTAGACACTGCGCAGCACATGAGTACAGCGGCTGCGGTTGGGATAGATGACTCAGGTATTGTAGTCGGAAGCGGGACAACGGCGGAAACGCTGGATGATTACACTCTAGCGACGCCCATCGTACATGGCCGCGCTGCTGGCGAAGTATATTTTTATGCTGGTGAAAACAGCGCAGACTGGGAAATATGGTCATGGAACGGGACGAGCAAGAGATTTTCCACTGTGATATGGCGGTATTTCCTCAATGACTCAGGCGGTGATATAACGATAGCCGAAACGGGCGTTGCTAGTAGCGTTGGCGTCAATCAAAAAATATTAGTCGTCCGCGATGTTCTGAATTCCACGTTTACTGTACCCGACCTATATGTCTTGCGAACTAAGTACACTGTTGAATCAACGGTATACCCGTGAAAATATTATGAGCTATGATGAAGAAATAGAAAAAGAGCGTCATTTGTTTCAGGAAGAAGGGCGCAAATACCAGCGACTCGTTGAGCTTGGGCGCAGGGTTCACCAGCCGGTGATCGTGCCGCTGTGGAATCTGAAGATAACTACAGCGGGGGGGGGAGTGCGAGTCAACCGGGATTCGTATGGACATTCGTTCACGCGTAATCTGTATAACGCCCACACTCAGTATTCTTTATTTCGACGCGTGTCCGCGCACAACACCCCTATCCCTGATACTTACGCTGAGGGTGGACTAGGATTGAAAAGGATCACGGGGTCTGTCTTGACTTCTGGATTCCGGGCAACCTTATTCCCTGAACCCAATGCGGCTGGCGGGGGATATGGAATACCAGCGGCAGATACTTCATATGGATTTGTCGCGGGGACGGGTGTTACTGCTGAGTCCTTTGATGATTTCGTAGTACAAGGGCTTATAGCTCACGGCGCTGGGGCAGGGCAATTAAGCTATGCCATTGGGACTTTATCAAAAGCCTTTGATGGCGGCGATAGATTTAAGTCGGCACAATGGGGGCGCGCGCTGACCAATTCGTCAGGGGATACCATTTCGGTAGGCAATGTTTGCATGTATTTCAAGGATAGTGCAGGGGTTTACGCTTTCGTCCGCGAAGTCTTGGGGCCGCCCCAAGATGTTCTTGATACGGAAGTATTGACATTTACCTACGAATTCCGCATGTATTTCCCGGAGGTCTAATGCCTACTCTGTCTACAACATTGACCAATCCAACAATCCCAGCCGCCCCGGAGCAGTCGTTATCAAAGCTGGTCCCGGGGCCTGTAGATTACTATTTCGTGTTTGATAATGGATCAGCTACATTTACCGATCAGACGACAGAGGCAAACGAAGACACCGCTAATGACGTTGATTTGCTCCCGGCTGCTCCCGTGCAGTCAAACGATAGGCATTTTGTAGGCAGTGATACGTTATTCGTGGGCATACTTTATAAGGTCGGGACAGCAGGGGGCGGGACGTATACCGGGTTATTTGAGTACAGCAATGGAGTGGGCTTTTCAACACTAACATCATATTTTGGAGCCATTGCGGATCTGGATAATTTCAAGGTAGCAGAACGGGTTGGCTTGTTCTTATTGCCGCCTTCAGACTTCGCTCCGGTGACAATTAACGGGCAATTAGCGTATTGGATACGGTACGAAGTACAGGCCGCCGGCGCTGGATATACGCAACCACTGGCCGACAGGATATGGCTATATCCGCCAGTGGTTGGCGGCCAGATAATGCGCGCACAAATCTTTTGAGGGGGAATCATGAGAGTGTTCAGAAGACCGATATTTGTATCACGGCCAAACCTATTGACCATGAAAGGGCAAAAGAAGCTCTATGAGGAACATCGTGAAGCGCACAAGGACGACATAACCAGGACAACGGCATTACCGCCAGGGACGATCATGGACTTGGAGGGTGGACTTACCCAGAGCCGTGAGGAATGGCTGGCAGCAGCCGCTATCGAGTTGGCAGAGTTGACCCAGCAGATAGATGATATAGCCGCCTATGTAGGGTGAGGCCATGACAAGCAAAACTGAACGGGCAACAGTCCACTCAGCCAATCGCATACTGCCTATCGTGGGGCTTGATGACATAGCGCAGACAGCGAAGGAACTCTTGCTGAAAGATCCGGCAATGTCCCGCACAGCCCTATGGCGAAAGCTGATGGGAACGTTCAGGACGCCAAAATGGTCGAACTCGTATAAAGGGATAATTCGGCATGAGCCTTTTGAGACTTTTCACAATCATGATTTATTAGATATACGCATCTCGCCAGAAGAGAGATACGTCAGCGATATGACAGTGAAGGATATGCTGGCTGGGTTGCCTGAGTATGACAGGAACCTTTTGATTCTCTATTACTGGCACGGCGAGACTCAGGCAAACATAGGGCAGCAACTGGGAATCGCTCATAGCACAGTGGCACTCCGTTTGAACAAGATTATATCTAAGATACGCAAACAGGAACGGCGAAAAGGGCTAACGAAAAGGACCTACAAACGGCATGGCTAAGGGACTTCGCATAATAGAAACCATCGCAAGGATTGTGGACCGTCTCCGGTCGCGCAAAAGCATAACTTGTGCCGAATTACTTATAGACCGAACAGCGCTTGACGAGTTGGAGAAATTGCCGAAAGTAGCGATCCAACACGAAAAGCAGAAGGTAGCAAATGCGTAATGATCCGCCGCCTGAATGGGTGCGTCAGCTGCGCCTAGAGAATGAACTTTTAACCGCTCAAGTTAGAGAGATAACGACAAAATACAATAAACTGTGCGAAGAAGTAGTAAAGAACAGAATCGACATTGCTGTGCTCTGGACGAAGGTCGCTTGGATAGCGATAGGCATTAGCGTTGGCGTGAAGCTACTCCCTGCTATAATTAAGGTGCTACAGTCCGCGCCCAAATAGGTCGCCCTGGGGCTTTCTCCCCTTCCCCCCACACCAGCAAGGGCGACCTCCCCCGTATCATACCAGGGCGTGCCCGCGCATATCAGCCGCACTGATGCGGGTATCGCCCTCCCCCTGCTGAATTTCCTTGACTTTTTCTGTATCCATGTTAAAATATAGAGGTCAGAGTGGTGGCCGCTGCTCTGACACTGACAATAAAATGATGACTGATCGTGTAGTGGCGTCTGTGTCCGACTTTCTCCCAGTTAGTCGCGTTTCAGCGCAGACGTCACCGCATGAACCTCAACTGAAACGGAGGCACAATGTTTAACCCTATCCCTACAGACGCGCCAGAGTTCTTCTCAGACAAAGCGCACTATATTGATTTCCAGGAAACGAACAACAGATCAAGCACTGAGAACCGGAGGAATAGGTTTTTCAAGTTCACCTTGGGGCGTTCTGTCAAGACGTACAGCCTTAGAGATAAAGGCAATGATGATACCGCTTTCGAGTTACTGAAGCGCTCAATGGTAAAAAGAAAACGGCTGGTACTCAAAGGCTATATCTCACCATCATCATATAGCCCGACTATGTTTGCAATCTTAACTCATTTTGCTATCTATCATAGACTAAAAGAAGGCTATATGGTAGTGAATCCAGATACAGGAGAGGAGGGTTATTACAGGCTTGTGTTACATTAGCAGTTTGTCAGGTGGTGCATTATTCATTAAAGCATATAGAAGTTGGAAACTACATCCAATGGTGATGGGGAACACGAGAATTGAGACAAGAGGCGTTTCCTCGTGGTTCCGTAGGCTGGACTACCTGGGAGACGCAGACACGTTATATACAGCCTACAGAGCGTTGTTCCGCTGACATAAACTATGGCGGACGCCACAAACTAAGTCAGACTACACAACGGAGAAAGGGGATATGATATGGATAAGCAAGAAGACAGAATCGTCGTAGTTGAAATGGTATTTGGTTCACACCTATATGGAACTGATACTCCGGAGTCAGATCGCGATTACAAAGGCGTGGTATTGCCAACACGAGAGGAGGTATTGCTGGGCAAGATACCGAACACGCTATCCAGTTCCACTGGTGATAACGACATGAAGAATGTCAAGGGCGATGTTGACCGCGACTGGTATTCGCTGCATTACTTCATTAAGCTGGCGTGTGCCGGGGAGACGTGTGTGCTTGATATGCTTCATGCGCCAGAGAATATGTTGATACAGACTTCGCCTATCTGGGGCTATATCATCATGAATAGACATCTGTTTTACACGAAGTCCTTGAAGGCGTTGGTAGGGTACGCTAGACGCCAGGCGGCCAAGTATGGCATCAAAGGATCGCGTGTCGGGGCTATGGAGAAGGCCATCGCTGGCTTGAATGAGTTCGGGGATCAAGAACTGAGGCTTTGCGATATATGGGACACTCTGCCAGTTGGTGAACATCTTCATAAGTTTGACGAGGATCCGTGGCGTATGTATCAAGTGACTGGCAGGAAGTTCGTGGAGCGCATGAAGGTTGAAGAGGTGCTTGGCATTGTCCAAAGCAACTACGATAAGTACGGAGCCAGGGCGCGGGATGCAGCAGAGAATAAAAATGTTGACTGGAAGGCGCTATCTCATGCGATCAGGGCGGCAATGGAGATCATCGAAATACTTGAGGATGGCACGATCACCTTTCCGCTCAAGGAAGCTGAGTATCTCAAGGATGTGAAGTTGGGCAAGTTGGACTACGCAACTGTCGTAGCACCGCACCTGGAGAGCTTGTTGGAACGTTGCGAACAGGCGGCAACGGCAAGCGGATTGCAGGAGAAAGTGGATCGCTCCTTCTGGGATCACGTTATCATCATGACGTTATGTCGGTATGTGTTTGGCATGGGCGACATTGAGATCGAATAGGGGCAACTTTTACCACTATGATCGAAAGGGGATATGATGATATTACTTGTTTGTGGAAGTAGAACTTACGGGATGCGGCGTATAATGAGTCGCTTGCAGGAGCGCAACATGCGCCAGGTTATTGAGAAGCTCAACCCTGAGACTATAATACATGGTGGTTCGCGTGGCGCTGATGAACTCGCCCATTGCATCGCCGACCACTTGGGGATACATGTCCAGGTATTTGAGGCTGATTGGGAAAAGTATGGCAGATCCGCGGGACCAATACGCAACAAGAAGATGCTCAAACTGGGGCGTCCTGACCGCGTAGTGGCGTTCTTTGACGGCAAGCGCACCAAAGGCACGATGAACATGATTAAGCTGGCTAAGGCGGCTAATGTGGACGTCGTGGAGTATGGCCTGCCGGAGCGTCAGTTTAATGACCATGTATGCGACGCTGTTTTGGTGAACCCGCATACTGGTAGAATTATGAATTGAAAGCAGTTCTTTCAGAATGAAAGCGGTAACGCGAAAGGGGATCGATGATGCAAATCAAACTGAAAGGCTATGGCGGACACGGCTGGAAGGTATGCGATAGTTGTCCCTGTGGTGGCACTGATGGGTGTTTCTTTGGCTATGAAGGTGAGGAAGGCAGGATAAACGTTACGACGGGGGGGATTGCACCTCCCATGGCACTGGCTGTGGTGGATGGGAAGATCGTGGAAGTGCCTGATAGTTTGACGATAGCTGATGGCTGGATTGGCGTGACTGTCAGGCCGCAGATCTGTATTGACGAACATGGGAAATGAATATAGTCCCTTTTCATTTTATCTCACACCGACGCCGCTTTTCTTGCCTTTTGGCTTGACAAACGGCAAGAAAAGCGGTATACTATAGACATAAGCGAAACACAAGTTACTCTTACACAAAACGAAGGGGAAAACAAGATGACACACCAGTTGACAATCGAAGGAAATGCGGTAATCCAGGACATGGAACTTGAGAACATTCAACTTAGAGACGACCTGGAACTGGTGAGGAACATCCTGGGCGAAACAGACCCGCAGGATGATGGTGACAATATGAGCGCACTCAGACAGATGATGCAGAACGATTCAGACACAGAGAATTAGAACAGTTTGCCGCTGAGGAAGCTGTACCATTCTAAACAGCAACGCACACGGCGGGGTAACTCCCGCCAGGAAGGGACATGATGGCCACGATACAAGTTGATTTTGATGAATATATTGCTTTGCTAAAAGAACACCATGCCACCAAAATAGTTGAATTGGTAGCGTCCCACCAAGACTGCGGCAAGTATTGCGCCTACTGCCAAAAAGACAGGTGTGGTGGCAAAATAGACTTTAGCGGAAGAGGGCGAGGCAAGTGCATCAAGTGTGAAACGGTTTGGCTGTTAGCGAGGGAAGCTAACTGAGCCAGCCCTGATGAGGACAACCTGGAAGGGGGTGATTTGATGAAGCACTTGCAGGAGTATAGAGAGAAGGCAGGACTATCCACGATGGAACTCGGAGCGAAAGTCGGGCTTGATAACTCAACGATTCACCGGTATGAAAACGGGAAACGTGTTGTGAGCCTTCCCGACGCTCTGCGAATAGCAAAAGCACTCAAGACCACGCCCGCGAAGTTGTGGGGTGAACTTGAACCGAAAAAGGGGAAATGAAAGGGGTAAAAAATGATACTAAGAAAAGGTGATATGTGGTCAGTATGGGGCCAGTCGGACTTGTGGCTGTTTATCCTTTCGAGATCGTCATGATCGAGGGTGTCGAAACAACGAGGTGGGGTATCACGAAAGGCCACGCCATTAAGCTGAGGGACAATCTGGATTGTCACTATTGGGAGTATTGTAACTGACAATCACGCTCCGGGTGGAGCACACAGGAGGAAGGGAAATGAAGAACAGTATTGAGAAGGTTGCTAACGACTTTTGGGTAGTATCGGTACATCCTGACAATCGGGAGACTCTGGCTGAGTGTTTGGCTCTGGTTCCGCTGGTGGACGGAACGGAGATATGGGATAGCCATAAGACAAAGGTTACAGTCAGGGTCAGTGACTTGGCGGACGACGAAGACCGCGAGGCGCTCCAAAGGCGCATAGATAGAGTTGCTGGCATAGAGGACAAGCAAGAGGAACCAGAGCGTCACCCGATACTGGACGAGCATTGGCACGAGGGACTATCCAGGGCTACATTGATCAAGCGCGCAGTGATAGAGGCGGGAGACTGGGGGGCGATACTCCACGCAGAGATCTCCCGGCTCACTGACGAACTGACGAGAAAGGAAGCGGTGGTCACGGTACTCATGGAGGAGAATGCAGATCAGGCACAAAAAACCAAAGTGCTGGAAGAGCGGATAACAACAATCCAGATAGGCAAGAGCGACGAGATCGCAAGTTGGCGCGGCAAGTTCGCTAAAGCTAATATAGAGATTGAGCGCCTTGAGCGTATAAATCATAATCGGGATGCGTTTGCGGAGACTGGCAAATGAACATAACCAGCCTATCGCCATCAATGGTGAACAAAAAGGAGAAACTATGAGCAACCCAGAAGAAAAAGGACTCGCAATACCTGACAAGATGGCCCTTGATAAAGTCCCACGCTCTGACGTGGTGGCAATGCTCCTGGAAACAGCAGGAACGATCAAACTCACAGATGCCCAGCGAAAGATCGTGTTTGGCAAAGTAGAAGCTGACCTGGTGGAGATCCGGGAGGATGGGATAGTCTATCTCCCTGCGGTGGAATATAAACGGACGTTGTGCGAGGCGTTTGGTCTTGAGTGGGCGGTCGTGCCAGAATCCCCGAAGCCTGTAGAGGTTGACGGCTTGATACTCTGGGGCTTCTATCTGTTCGTCCAGGGGCAGCCGGTGGCTTTCGCTTGGGGGGAACAAAAGCACCAGATGGGCGATCACTTCATGTCCTACGGGGACGCTATGGAGGGGGCTAAGAGCAACGCAATCATGCGGCTGTGCAAACAAATTGGCATTGCCCAGGACCTATGGCGGCCGTCGTTTATAAGAAAGTGGAGGCATGATCATGCTGAATCTTTCGAGGCGCGCAACAGACAAGGCAAGAGAGTTACGATGTGGAGGCGACTGGAAAATACAGGCAACACGGAAGAGCAGGAGGCTGATGAGTTCCAGGAAGAGGAGGAAATAGGCGACACGGATCGTTTCCGGCGCACAGCTTTTCTCATGGTTGAGTATCTCCCGATGGATGCGGTACGGATGAAAGCGGAAGTCAAGGAGATGTTTGGCGTAGATTCCAGGGCGTTGCTTGCGCCAGCGCAGTGGAAGGAGTATCGGGACTACCTAGCGGGTACTATGACCGAAATACAGGCAGAGGATTACGGGCGCTGGTTGGATGTGCGTAAAGCTGTCAAGTTGCTGACTGAGCGCGGCATGGATAAGAAGGATCTCAAGTTTTACTTGTGTACGCATTTCCTCCGTCTGGATATACTCAACAAGGACATCCCGGAGGATCTGGCACAGCGTCTGAGCCGGAGCGGGAATGCAGACGAGTATTATGCACGGCTACAGAGAGCAGTCCAGGCAGCGAAGGAGTGGGGGGAGTCTATTGGTGGAAGTGGTAAAGCTGCGGAACTCTTGGAGAACTTGGGAGGCGTTCTGGATGATATGAAGGACACCACCAGTCTTGCAGAGTTCTTCAATAATCTTGGTGTTGCACCGCGCGAGGACGGCACTTACGAATTGACAGACATTACGCCAGCGATGTTTGTGGGCTGGAAAGCAGCACTAGGGGCGGATGACGAACCACCGGAGTCAGAAGAAGACGCTCAGAGCGACACGAACGGCACGGGGCGGGGCAATGCCCAGGTAGATCCGCCGGAAGAGCAGGAACAGCCAGCGGGACATCCAGAGTGGGACGTTACCAGCGCAACCAGACGGGAGATCGGGAAGTTGCTGGTGAAGTTGGAAATTTACGACGGCCCTAGATCGCCAAAGTTCAAGGAGCGCATAAAGAATCTGATCGGACGCGACTTGCTCAAGATGCAAGCAATGATGGAAACCGAAGGACAAGCCATAATCGCCTCACTCAACGAGGAATTGGATATGATGGGCGAGCAAGGGATGGCTGACCCTGCTTCTGGTAATAGTGAAATAGTAGACCATGACCCGCTCGGAACTGGCGTGAATACCGATAGATTCTGCGACACGCCCGAATGGAAAGAACTCCACCATGAGTATTTTTCCCGGCTGAAGGCAAATCTGGACGCCACGGGACAACCTCTGTTTGGCACACCGAAGGCACATACAGCATGGGAGCAGGAGACCACGGGGCGCACGAGTGTTATCCATTGGGACGCAGAAGTCTTCGGGATAGTCCACAAAGCCCTTGATGATATGGAAGTAGTGACGGTGTGGGATTCAGTCCCGGCGACTCCTACAGAACAGGGTTCAGGCGACGATTCCGAAGGCAGACTGGATGAAATCCTCTCTGGTGAGCAAGAAGGGTATATACTAGCGATCTTGGATAGGCTGTTACCCAGGGCGGTTAATGCTAAAGTAGCGCCACAGACACGACACTGGATCAGCAAAGCGATAGGGGGGCGCAGTCCCGGAGTGTCTAACCTAACGTCAGAGCAGGCGGGTAAAGTAATTGGATCGTTGCAAGCCCTAGCAGAAGAGCGGGGGGTATAACATCACCGGCGGGGTCAGAGATGGCCCCCCATCCAACACAAAGGGGTATGACAATGGACAAGAGAAACAACAGCGGCAACAGTAACAGCGGCATCAGTAACAGCGGCAACAGTAACAGCGGCAACAGTAACAGCGGCGACTGTAACAGCGGCAACTGGAACAGCGGCATCAGTAACAGCGGCGACTGGAACAGCGGCAACAGTAACAGCGGCAACAGTAACAGCGGCATATTCAATACTGATGAACCCCGACTGAGGGCTTTTAACGAAGAAAGCTCTATCACCATGAGCGAGTGGGTACAGAGTGAAAACTTTATCCGCTTTGATATATTATTGACTGAATGGATTGGCAATCAATTAGTTGTATATGACTACAAAGAAGCATGGTCGAACTGGTGGGCAAAGAGCAAATCCGAAGAGATGACCGCCAGAATAAAAAAGCTGCCTAACTTCGACGCTGCAATTTTCGAGGAGATCACGGGGATTGCGATAGACGGTGAACCTGAAAAGGTAATCACACTGTCGAACGGTGCTAAAGTCAGCGAGTCCACCATTACCGAAGCTCTCAAATTCCTTGCCGAGCATGGCGAATAAGCGCGGGGGGGCAGATCGAGAAGCTGGAAAAACTCATTGAAGCACAGGCGAAGATCATAGCAGGTCATCAGGTAACCATAGACAAGCTGTGGGCGTGGAAGGTTGAATCGGAGATATACAATGTCACACCAGATAACGATACTAGCGATAGTTGACAAGGATGATAAGTGGGACGAGATGAAGGCGAAGTATGATGGCATGTCCCTATCGGATGTCTATACTTTATCCGATGAAACTGACGAGATATTTGATTACTTTTGCCATCGAGAGCCGCGAACGGACGGCAAAATGTATATGATGATTGAACATACTGAGCGGCACGATGACGCTACATCCGAGAGCTTCTATGCGTTTAGCATCGGCGGGGAAGACTTTGTAATTGTAGAAACACCATAGGCGTCAAGTGACCGCTCACTTTCCCCTTGACTCTGTGCGCCAAATGTGTTAATATATATATGAATCAAGCAGAGATATACAAACCGATAAGCATCACGGAGGCCTAACGGAGGTGAGGAAATGTTAAATGGAGCAAAGGTCTTGCGCTTGCGCGGCAAGAACAAATTGACCCAAAAGGAATTGGCGGATAAATCTAAAATGACCATACAAACGATCTCCGAGATCGAGAATGGGCATAGACCAAATATCATGACAGATAATTTGATAAGTCTAGCTTTGGCTCTTGATACGGAGCCAGCGGAACTACTGAAATGAGGTTGACATGATTTATCATCATAGGTGGGAGCCGTATTGGAATGCGTATCAGTATTGGGGAGCGAATCCGCCAAATGCTATAAGGCTGTGGTTTATCCGGCTGCGGTTTTGGATTATCAGGCCCTTTGTGTTGCGTAAATATAGGCAGTATGGAACGCTGCCCCCAACTTGTAGACAATGGCGGCAACTGATAAAGAAATGAGGGCGGCATGGCGGAGAAAGAAATCACATTGGCGGAGGAGGTGGTCGAGGAAACCAGCTGCGGCGAGTTACGTTCTCCTAATTCACACAATTTAAAAGGAAGAAACAAATGAATACATGCGCGGAGAAAGAGATCACGATTAATGGTATTGTTTATGTTCCCAAGAGCCATGCCCCGGCAGAAATTTTTGAGGGGATGGAATACAAGATCGTAAGGACGTATTCGGCTGGTGTTTTTGCTGGATATATAGAGGAGGTAAGTGAAGACGGCAAGCAGGTTACTATGCGCCAAGCCATTCGCTTGCACACATGGCAGGGGGCGGCGAGTCTTTCGCAGATGGCAATGGAAGGCACAAATAAGCCCGATGAATGCAACTTTGCTATGCCGGTTTACAAGATTATCGTTACCGAAGCGATTGAAAGGATCGACTGCACACGAAAAGCTCAAGAATCTATACAAGGGGTAAAATCATGGAAAGTATAAGAGATGGATCTGGAGATGGATCTGGATATGGATCTGGATCTGGAGATGGATATGGATCTGGATATGGATCTGGATCTGGAGATGGATATGGATCTGGATCTGGAGATGGATATGGATCTGGATATGGATCTGGATCTGGAGATGGATATGGATCTGGATATGGATCTGGATATGGATCTGGATATGGATCTGGATATGGATATGGATCTGGATATGGAGATGGATCTGGAGATGGATCTGGAGATGGATATGGATATGG